CCCGTTGGTGGTACGCCCTCTCTTGACCATTTTCACATTGAAAAGTGTAGTGACAATCTTGTGGAACATCTTAAACAACCGCTTTAACAAACCTAACTCGATTTGACGCAGCACGGGGATAGTTTGAGATGCCTCAAACTTGCTGTAGTCGTTCTCCAGGATGGTCTCGTGCATATAGGGTTCTAATTGCTCCCCCCGTTGGAAGAAATCTTTGCCCTTGGAGAACTCAGGCACACGCATCATGGCATGCTCCAACGGCACGGTAAACCTGCCATAGAGTATGTTGAAAATGGGGTCGCGCCCCATAATCATGCGAGGTGCCTTGCGTTCACTATAAAACTCGCGTTTTACGAACGCTTTTATACCTGATCCGCGGTATACATCGACCCCATGTCTTGCCATGTGGTCGGCGGCGCGTAGGTAGCGCCTTTTGGAATATCCTTCCCTACCTTGTATGAACTCTGCGATTGTGAGTGGGACAAAAGGTCCGCCGTTAGCTTTCTCCAAAATAACGGCCAGCTCATCAATGCATTGTTCAACAATTGCACGATCATAGGTGGGTTTAGACGGGACATCCCTCATGTATCGGTTTGCGAGGCCGACAACCTCGTTGTGCGCGCAAGAGCGCATCATGATAGGTGTTTGCTTACTCAACAGTGGTGGCTCAAAAGTGGTGACAAATGGTATGTCACGACACCGGCCATGTGTTGAGGAGTCATCGATGAAAGGGTTTTTCCAGCATGCAGGCTGAACGAGTTCATCGTTGACGCAACAAGTTGTGCTCTCCTGTAAAGGCTCCAGCAGGCGACGCCTCCCACCATGCATAGGAGGGTCGCCCTGCCAAAACGCCAAAGCCAACTAAACTTAGGCCTACTGTTGACCGTCTGTCCCGCCAGGAAATCCTTGGTAGGCTCGATGGCACAGTAGACCGCAGTGTAAATATTGCAGTGTTGTTCAGCAATAGTCATAGTGGCTGTGTCAATGTTGTTAAGGTTATAGAAAGATTGTGTCATTTCAAGCATGTGTTCCTTCGCCATATCAGCAGAATAAACACCACCTTTGGTATAAAACCCGCGGAGTTTCTTCTTTGAGTACAAATAGGCAAACAAACATTTGTTGACCCTTTTCTTGATGAGGTCATCTGTTATGTCCTCATCTTCAGTCGCACTACTAATCTGCATGTCCCTCACGTCTACTCCAAAATCTCCAAACCGGAGCTCGGTTGAGCGGATGCCAAGTTTGTCATATATGCACTTAATTGTGGCATCCCCATAAACAGCACGAGCAGCTTTCTCAAGGGGATTTCGGTATGTAAAAGAGACAGAACGGAGATTATCATCACTAACATCGTCAAGAACATCGCCGAAAGACAAATAGTCTCCCGGTACGGTAGGAGCCGCGAGAAGCGTCTGTTCAATCCTCCTATCATGATTCGTGGGAAACTTCCAACCGAAAAGCCTCCCGATGCCTTCACAGGCACCACGCAACAGGCCACCCCAACTGACCTCGTGCATCACTGGTTGATAATCTCCAGATGACATCGAAGGCCAGCCGCCTGCATCTCCATTGGGTGATCCTGACATACGTGGTCTAAGCAAGTTTGTATCGCCTCCCCCAAGACCCGTCGTTTGTAAACTTGATACGGCAACGACTTGTTGACTTTGGCTGTTACGCCGAGAATTGTTATGGACATTGATTCTCTGTAATCGTCGGGCACGTTCAGCGTCCCGTTCTTCGTCGTACTCACTAGTGTCAAGCGAGGTGTCCGCTGTGTCAGCAAGAGCACTCCGAGGGCCTTGAGGCAGGATTGTTACAGTCGGGGAGGTATCTCGGCTGGTAGATGTGGTAAGCTGTCCATGAGCTTCTGCCACAACGCTTTGGAATGATTGGCGACGGCTTGCTCTGCCACCATCGCAGACTGGTATATACCGGAAACAGATGACACAACGGTGGTTGTCATCCCGGATACACTGTTGACCCAGGGTTGGACATTCCGCCACAAAAGCCATGCGACTAGAAGGAAGAATGCGATCTGCAACAGCGTTGGCAGCAGTAAGCGGAACATGAATGCTGGGATCTTCATGATCTTGTTGCTGGTACGGATCATCCAGACTGCTGCCCGCCAAAAATTCATCCCGCTTGGCTTGGCGCTTCGTTTTACGCCCGCGCGCACGGCGAAGTGTTTTGCCATTTCTCTGAAACGGCGGCTGACTAGATGGCGCGCTAGGCCTCCCCGCACTGTCAGCCACTGTGTGTGTCACAGTGTTGTTGGTGTTATTGCCTCCATTTTGACCAGCGTTCACCTTGATTATCTTTGACTTTCGTGAAGACATTTTGATAAGTTGAAGTGAACATAATTAAGTGAAGGACAGTTCAGTGGATGCAATGTGTTTCTAGGCCTCGGCGCCGTTGCTCAGTTGGTCAGACTGGCATACGCCCACGCTGCTATAGTCAAGAGGGTGTGATTTAGAAGGCTTATCCGCCTGGAATTTAACCCAGTGGTGCTACCACTGGTGCCCAGGCATGTATGGACCCGTTGGGGCGACAAAGCTTTGGCGTTCCACACGCT